GCTCTTCTCGTCGTGATACTTGAGCCCCGAGACTAGACCGGCGATTGCCTGAAAAGCCTGGGGCGACTCAATACCCTCAATGCGTACCTCGTCCCGTGTTGTGCTATCGGTGACACACAGCGAGAAGCTGTCTTGCCACGCGTAGCACTGCATGGAGAGGCGAGCATTGGGGACCGTTATGGTCCGGAGCGTTTGCTCTTGCATGGGTTCAGTTGTCAAGGTTCATGGACTGGTGACCGGCAGGCCCAGGCGGTGGAGCAGGTAAGGACGCCCCGGAGCCTTGCGGCTGTGTCCGGCTGTGCATCCCGCTGAACGGTTGCTAGGTTGTCGGCGTCAGTGGGACCAGTCGGCCCTTTGCTCTGACTCTGTCAGTGTAGCAGACCACAGCTCAGATGGCAAGTGGTGCTGGTTGCAAGCGGTGGGTTTCTCTCCCCCTCTGACTCTGTCAGTGTAGCAGCGTATGGGGGGTCAGCAGCGGGGGTAGTGTACAGATTTTGCACTGGCACAACGGCTGCCCGGGAACCTACTGAAATACCATCAAAAATCATCAGTGTAGTACCCCTAAAGTATAGAGTACTAGGGGGCAGGGGTCAAGTTCCCTGGAACCCAACAAAGCAGGCCGAAAAAATACAAATGCGCTACTTTTTAGCCAGGTTGATAAAGTGAAAACGGAATGCAGCAAACTATGGCGGAAGATACCGCTAATAAGTTCGATAGCGGCTTTGAAGGCGAAGCAGAAAAGCAAGATGAGATAAAAAGACAGCGTCCTTATGGGCCAAAAAGCACTAAAGAAGCACAACAAGCCCGCATCCAACGCCTCTATAAGCGCCAACTAGAGGGTCTACCGGTCCGACAACTTGTCCTGGAACACGCCGCCAAAGAACAAATTGGCATCGCCACCGCCTGGCGCGATTGGAAGGGCGTTTATGACCTTGTTGCCGAAGATTTCGAACGCGAGCGCACCAAAATGGCGGGCCGCATCTTCATGCAACGCCAACGCCTCTTCAACGCGGCCATGAAACGGGGCCAAATGCAGACCGCAGCCAACGTTCTCGACTCCCTGGCACGTCAAGTCGGCTGCGACATGCCCGAACAAACCAGCTCCCTCCCCGAAATTCGCGTCACCGTCGAACCACCACCCGAAATCGCTGGATCAGACGCTGCCCAACTCCCTGAAGCCGAAGTAATCGACATCGAAAATGAGCAACACGATTAACATCAGCCTCAAAAAAGCTCAATCCGAAGTTTTTTACAGCAAAAAACGTTTCCGAGTCCTCGTAGCAGGCCGCCGTTTTGGCAAGTCATACCTCGCCTGCATAGAACTTTTCACAAAAGCCCTGGCACGCTCCGGAGAAACTTTCTTCTATTGCGCCCCCACCTACCGCATGGCGAAAGACATCGCCTGGAAAGTTCTCAAAAAGATCATCCCACCCCAGTACATCCGCAGCAAAAACGAAACCGACTTAAAAATCGAACTTGTCAATGATTCGACCATCGAACTAAAGGGCACCGAAAACGCCATGGCTCTTCGTGGCCGCAGCCTCTCCGGCGTGGTACTCGACGAAGCCGCCTTCATGGACTCCAGCGTCTGGTTCGAGGTCATCCGCCCCGCCCTCGCCGACAAACAAGGCTGGGCACTCTTCATTAGCACTCCAGACGGCACGGCAAGCTGGTTCTATGACATGTGGTGCTATGTCCCAGAAGACAAAACCAACGACTGGCAACGCTGGTGCTTCACAACAATCCAAGGCGGAAACGTACCACCAGAGGAGGTTCAAGCCGCAAGAGCTCAACTTGACTCGCGCACATTCCGCCAGGAGTTCGAAGCGTCGTTCGAGAACCTAAGCGGCCTCGTCGCCATCAGCTTTGCCGACGACAACATCTCCAAAGAAGTCCAAGACCTGCCAGTCCTACCCCTGCTCCTGGGGGTGGACTTCAACGTCGACCCCATGTCTGGTATCTGCGCGGTCAAAAAAGGCGATGTGCTCTGGGTTTTCGACGAAATCATCATGACCGGCGGCGCAACCACCTGGGACTTCTGCGAAGAGATCCAAAACCGCTACGGCGTGGACCGCCGCATCATCAGCTGCCCCGACCCCACCGGCGGAGCCCGCAAAACCCAAGGCATCGGCACAACGGACCACAGCATCCTGAGAAAGTCCGGTTTCACGGTGTCAACCCCCCGAGCACCCTGGAAGATCCGCGACAAGATCACCTGCGTCAATACCGCACTGCTGGACGCCAGTAATACGCGCCGCCTGTTTATCCACCCCCGCTGCAAGGAGCTGATCAAATCACTCCGCACCCTGACCTACTCCCCTGGAACGGGCTTACCCAACAAAAACCTTGGTGTTGACCATGCCTTCGATGCTCTGGGCTACCTATGCCTACAAGTATTCAACCTGGCTAAACCAGAAAACATCGGAGCCACGAACTATCGTGTGTGGTAGGCGTCCCCATCGATCATGCGAAAAACCACTGGTTCGTCCAACAAGAAGAAAGCGTCTTCCAAAAGGGGTAAGAACCCTGCTAAGGCGCGGTGCGAAGGCTATCTCCGATCTTTATCGAAAGGCAAAAAGAAAAGCTCTAAGTGACTCCAGAATTAGAAGAAGCCTTGTACGCGCTCTACAAAGGGCAAACGAACGTTGCCGTAAAAGCAAAAGAGCTTGATATGCCCCTAGCGGCCTTAAAGGAGCACTTAACAGCGTTTATCGAGTCGCTACCGATAGACGAGAGCGTGTGGCGTCGTGATTTTGAACTAAGCTGGCCTTATCTGACTTAGTCGACTAATGCCCGGACATTACGGCCACGGCGGTAAGAAAAAGCCCAAAGGCAAGGGCAAAAAGAAGAAGTAGCATCGGGCTAAACGCAGCCAGATCCATGCGTAAAAAGCGCGGCTTGTACGCAAACATTGCAGCAAAGCGGAAACGCATTGCGGCTGGATCTGGCGAAAAAATGCGTAAACCTGGTTCTAAAGGCGCACCAACCGCCAAGAACTTCAAGGACGCCGCCAAAACCGCCAAAAAGCGCAAGGCTAAAAAGTAATGGCAATCGTTAACGTTACCGACACCAAGCGGTACACCAACGTCGTTGAGTACACCGGTGGCACGATGACCACCGTGAACGACGAGATGCGCATCCACGCTCACGCCTCCGAGTTCACTTTTGCCATCGAAGCAAGCGGCGGCGCAAACTTCACCCTCGCTTTTGAAGCCAGCTTCAACGGCGGCACCAGCTGGTACGAAATCGACACCAGCAAGAACATCAATAGCGACGGCGAATACGTGTACTACTACACCGGTAAAAGCACTTCAACGATCCGCGTTCGCCTCGATTCCGTTTCATCAGGCACCCCTAGCATCACCCCTCACATCGCAGTTACTTTCAACGGTTAATGGGTACTCGCATCGTTCCAGGCTTCTGCACCCACATGGAAGTGGACGCCGAATCCCGCATGACCGAGGCAACTTTTGCCTTCATGACCCCCACTGACGTGGAAGATTTTGCCGGACTCATGGCCCGCCTAGCATCGGGTATAGAAGTGATGATTTCGGTCGACGACGATGACGATTGAGCGCAGGGGCGAAAAATTCAGCGGCTACAACAAGCCCAAGCGCACCCCTGGCCACCCGAAGAAGTCACATGCGGTCCTTGCAAAAGAAGGTGACAAAGTAAAACTTATCCGCTTCGGCCAGCAAGGCGTCAAAGGAAGCCCCAAAGGCACAGCTAGAAACAAGTCTTTCAAAGCCCGCCACGCAAAAAACATTGCAAAAGGCAAGATGTCTGCGGCCTATTGGGCCAATCGTGTGAAGTGGTGAGCCTCTGCCAAAATAGTAAAAAGTAGGACTAAAACCGTGGTCTACAGCGCAAACATCCCACCCACTGGCGCTGTAGTCAGCGAGTCGCCTTTCGTCCGTGACCTCGATGTCATCGCAATGATGGCGGACTGGAAAGTGATGGCCTCCGTCACCCGAGGCACTAACTTCATCCGAGATTGCAGTGAAGAGTACCTTCCCAAAGAACCCCGCGAAGATGAAGACGCCTACGAGACCCGAGTCGATCGGTCTGTTTTATCCCCCTACACAAGCCGACTAATTGAAACCGCAGCTGGCGCAATGCTGCGTAAACCAATCCAAATTGAGGGAGATCCATATTGGCTGGAGCTGAGCGAGAATATCGATGGAATTGGCTCGAACATCAATGAGTACGCGCGTCGGGCTCTGGTTAGCAGCCTTACTTACGGCCATAGTCTCATCCTGGTTGATTATCCCGCCGCTAGTGGTGCTAAGAACCTTAGAGAGGAGCGTGCAGAGGGTCGACGCCCCTACTTCTGCCACGTTGAAGCGCCTCAAATCTGGGGTTGGCGGCAAGCTGACTACACCCAACCCGGAAGCCCCCTTACCCAAATCCGCATCCATGAGTACACCACTCGTCCGCTGAACGAATTCGGCGAAGAGCAGGTCGAACAGATGCGGGTCATTTACCCCGGACGCTATGACCTGTACACGTTGGGAGAGGATGTCGTCGAGTTTTCTCAGTCCGGCGGATTCAGCCTGGACGAAATTCCGGTTGTGCCCATTTACAGCAACCGAAGGGGCATGTTGCGCTCTCAACCACCCCTGCTCGACATCGCAAACCTCAACATCACACACTATCAACGACAAGCAGATCTAATCCACGCACTCCACGTCGCAGCAATGCCCACCCTCGTCCTCGAAGGCTGGGACGACACCAGTGGCACGGCAACGATGAACGTGAACTACGCGATTGCCATGCAACCGGGCAACAAGGCGTATTACGTGCAGTCAGACGCCACCAGTTTTGACGCTCAGATGTCTGAACTCCAGTCGCTGGAAGCCCAGATGTCAACGTTGGGCGTTACTAAACTCTTCGGTCAGAAATTTGTTGCCGAGTCTGCCGAGGCCAAGCGTATTGACCAAGCCCAGAGCAACTCTGTATTGGCCATCATCAGCCAAGAACTAGAGAGCGCCCTCAACCAAGCCTTTGCATTGGCTGGAAAGTACGTCGGAATCGAGCCACCCACCGTGACCGTGGACCGCGACTTCGACTACTACCGCTTGATTGGTCAAGACGTTGCAGTGCTTTCTGCTCTGAACGAAGGTGGCAAGCTCAGCGACGAAATGCTGCTTGAGATCCTGCGCCGAGGCGAAATCCTGCCCGACAATGTAGTAATCGATGACGAATTAAAGCGTATTGAAGAGGCAAAACAAGCCGAACCTGCTCCTGGTGTAGTACAACTAGGTCCTCCACAAAATAATGATGTAGTTGAAGAGAATTCCGTAGACTGATACTGGTTAATTACTTAACAACGTGTCTGAAGAACAGCAAGCGCAACCTCCTGTGGAGACAGCCGCTGCTCAGCCTGTGGCTGTACCTGATGACCTCCGTCAACAACTTGAGGCACTCAAGGCAAAAAACTCCGAACTCATCAACGAGCGTCGGAAGGACAAAGAGAACCGCGAAAAGCTGCAAGAGCAGCTGAACGCGGTCCAGGCAGCGCAAAAAGAAGCCCAGAATGCAAAACTGGCCGAATCAGGCGAGTACAAAACGCTCTGGGAAGACGCGCAAACCACAATCTCTTCTTTAAAGCAGTCTCTTGCCGAAAAAGAAGCAGAGGTGGAGCAGGTGAAACAAGGTTTCTCGAAAGAGCAACTAAAAGCAGCTGCTATTTCTCAACTGTCGAACGCGGGTGCTTTAGCACCAGACCAGCTGTATCGTCTAGTTGAGGACAATCTGCGTTCTAAAGATGGACAGCCTGTGGCTGTTATCGGAGGCGTGGAAACTCCGGTGGCCGAGTATGTGGCCAACCTAAAAAATCCCGGCAGTGGCTACGAGCATCATTTTGCGGCCACAAATACTGCCGGAATGGGTGTTGCGGGTAGTGCCCGTAGTACCGCTCTCCCAGGTCAGTCCAACCCGTGGTTGAAAGACAGTTTTAACATCACCGAGCAAATGATTCTTCTTTCGAAGGATCCAGATAGGGCTCGTTTGCTTAAAGCTGAGGCTGGCCGTCAGTCCTTGTAGGACACCCCGCAAACCCTCTTTTAGGCCCAAAAAATGGCTGCTATTTCCGAAAACTATTCCGGCGGAAGTTTTCTGTCGGATCTGGTAACTCGTCCCGAGTTCCTCCAGTACACCAGCGAAGGCATCTTCGAGCAATCGAAGTGGATCCAAAGCGGCGTCGTTCAGCGCAACGCTGCTCTTGACGCTCGTGCCGGTGGTACTCGTGTTCGCGTGCCGTTCCACGATCCCATCAACCCGACTGAGGAACAGATCCTCAGCAACGCCACCTGGGGCACCGGTGGCGCTGGCTACCTGACTCCTCAGGGCACCTCTGCCGACGAGCAGATCATGACCCTGCTGCACCGTGGCTTCAGCTACGCCGCAGACGATCTCAGCAAGCTCGGATCCGGAGCTGACCCTCTCGCTCACGTCCGCAACCAGCTGACTGCAGCGATCAACAAGCTGAAGACTGCAACCCTGAAGGCTCAACTGCTGGGTCTGTTCGGTGGCATCACCGCTGCTGGCGTCCTTGGCGCTAACCAGCACGATGCTTCTGTCTCTGGCACCACCGCTGCCGAAGCCAACTACATCTCCGTTGGCAACGTTCTTGAAGCCAAGAACAAGCTGGGCGAGCGTGGCGAAGAGATCGACACCATCGCAATGCACTCCGCTGTTGCTTACTACCTGCAACAGATCGG